TATTCGTGTTTAAGTGGAGTGACCATTTCAGCGCAACTAATATCATCTGTTTTGATTTGAATGTGAATCTCGTAGTAATCAGGATGATCTATATCATACAATCCACTTGGTATGATATAAATGATTTTTTGAGAACCTGCGTGAATCACGTCAACGTCCACATACTTTTCAGTAGTTTCGAAATGAACCACAATGCCCGTTTTATTTGAACCTACAACAACAGACTGTACGAAATCTTCGACTGTCTTAGTTTCATCATTCACTTGCGCAAAGTGTACACTCATTAATTCTGCTTTCATTACACCACCTCTATCAGTTCACCGTCTGTTACTTTGAATTTGAATGTTTTCCCACTGTATCGAGAACACCCACGACCACCGTCAATCATGCTACCATTGCTGAACCACTTGTAATCATGACGACAAGAACTGTACTGACATTTACCGTTATCATCTTTTACCGTTATGATAAGACATCCTTCAATAGCATCAGCATTGGTGATATACGTGCTACCGCCATTTACCGAGAAGATACCGAAGTAACGATTACCAAATTCAGGATGAGGTGTGTCACGATAGAAGATATCCATTGGTGTGTCTCGACTTGGTAACTCACTGGTCATAACATACTTTACTGGTACACCATCTTTTTCAGAGTACATCTTTTCGACTTTCTCTATGTCGAACATTGGTTCATGTTTAATATTCATTGTTACTTGTCTCTTGAGTAGATGGACAGTAATGAGGAGGTGTTTGAGATATACTCTAGCTTGAGATTGTTGTAGATTTCAAACATTTCTTTGTCACGGAGTAGTTCAGCATACTTGTTTTCTTCAATACATAATATTGTCAAACACTCGTCACTGTAATCTTCAGTGAATCCAATACCATCGGTCAAAAAGTTGGTAAACTCAAATGCGATGCTTTCGTTATTAACGTTAAAATCTATTTCGTGGTAAATCATAATATACTCTCTCTCAATTCAATATATGCATTATACTTGTTATGATAACGTATGTCAACACCTTTTTAACTATTTTTCTCCAAATACTTCAGGCGCCCATCTTATGCTCTTACCATACTGGCTTTCAAACTGATTAATGAGTTCGTCATAATCTAACAGTACTTCTGTTTCTAAGTCATCAAGGTACTCGGACAATGCGTTCCAGTCTTCTCCGTGCATAATCTTTACACCATACTCATCCCAACCGTCATAACCTTCTTTGCTATCGTCACGAATATCAATACGACCGCCAGCGTAGTTTTCAGTCAGACCACGTTCTACATACCAATGATTTGATATTGGGCCCATGAAGTTTGTGCTATATGTAATCATTGTTACCACCAATCTTCGTTTTCATCGTAACGACCAAGTTTCTGGTCAATCTCAGTGAGTTCATCTAATGACTCTTTAGTTACTTCATCCGTAAAATCCATTTCTATCTGCCACATCATACCTTCTTTTCTTAGCATATCTAGTATGAGACTAGCAGGTATTCCGCCCCAACTCATAACTCATATTCTTTCATTTTCTCGCGATAACGCATTACGTATAAGTTCTTTGCCTGACGTTCTTCGAGAGTTGTATTTTCGTACCAACCTTCCGCTTCAAGTTCCTCAACTACTAATCGAGAGACTTCTTTTGCGTAAGGTTTAAATTCTGGGTTAAACGGTGGTGGTGGATTAGCGTGTTCATATTCAAACATTTAATATATTCTCTTTTTTAATTCAATATATGCATTATACTTATTTTCATAATGAATGTCAACATTTTTTTCATCAAATTAGGTCTTGGTTATAGATTGTCTAAATAGATGTGTATTCGAGATGGGGTGAGTTTGCTTGCTATATTATCCCCCCGTTTGGTTCAAATATTATATCAGGCAGACTCTATGATGTCAATACTTTTTTTATTATAAATAACTACTATGAAACATGATATTTTTGATTTTGGGTTTACCACAGTAGACGAAACAGAACTAGACGCTGCGCAGCAATTAGAAACTGTCACTTCAACTGTGGACGAATACCAAGCGCGCTTAGACAATCTATATAATGCGGTACAACCATTGCTAGCAAATTTAAAGAGTAATCCCGAAAAGGAATATATCTTGTGGCCTAACCGTTTAGAAAAGATTGAAGAATTTGAAACCTATATTCAAAACATTTACAAGGGAAACTAACCGATGTTTTTTAACCTAGAAAACGAACTAATCCTACGTCAGAAGTTAGATGGAGAATCTCTCTATCAATTCGTCTATGGCGCAGAGAAATCTACCATTGATAGTAAAATATCTGGTAATATAAATGCTGAAACACGCGACCAAGGTGTATACCTTGAAACTAGACGTGATGGTCTTAACGTAGTACATGAAATAATTAATCGTGTACCTATGTTACTTAACCTATTACAAAACCGAGAATATAAAAACATTTTGTTTGTCGGTCACTTTCATAGTGGACAACCGAGCTGGGTATTAGATGAATATCAAGACCGCGTTGTAGATATACTACCAGAAGACCGTAAGGCAATTGCTGACCAAAATGTCTTGGTTCAGTTCTTACCTATATTACATAAGATGATGGGATATAAGGGAAATTTCTCTGTATGTGTCCCACCTGAACCTCAACATCGTGGTCTTGTACATTCAATGTATAACATGGTCGGTTGTGATAGTTTACCCACTACGGTTCAATATAGACATGGAATGACCGCAGATGATTTCGGTATCACTGTAGAACCTACCGGTAAGTTTGACGCCGTCGTATTTTTGGGATGTCCTAAGAAGTCAAGTGAGGTATCTTTCTCCGCTAGTCGAGTAGAACAATTGTTCGCACCCTACTGTACCGAAGATTTTGACCTAGTAGATTTATACTATGGCGCACCAGACGCTGCTAAGTGGAAGAATGGTGTAAAGAAAGATATTGCCACAGACCTAGACGTAGTATTGACTACTCGTGCTACATGGGACTCTGCCGTCAAGGTTGATGGCGTAAGTCCCGAAGAAGTGGAAATATTGAAAAGAACTGTCAAAGTATTCTAACGAATATCCCGACAAGGATGGGGGACTCTTCGGAGTCCCTTTTTTTATATCCAGAACAACAGTAACCCAATTATACCGCACCAAATCAAGACATTAGGATAAACTCCCCAACATGTTTTGAAATCGTATAATGTATCACATACGAATTGTCGTGCTTCACCTACTAAATTAATCATAGAATCTTTCATCACTTACCTCCAGTTATCACAGTCACATTATCGGGTGCTTTGAACTTTAACCCACCATGGCTATGATACACAAAAAATTGTGTCTTGTCAAACTCTTTAAAGAACTTAGACCAGATGGGTCTCCAGTTACTTGCCATGCGATGGGTGTTCAGCGCACTTCTATCACTCTCTAAGAAATTATCAGTAAAACTTCCTAGGTTCATATCGAACATAGAGTCGAATCCGTATAGGTGTACCTCATTTGCTTTCATAACCCTACACGCATAGTCTACCGCCATATGTCCGCAACTATAATTAGTCGCAGCCTGTGTTAATGTATGTCCAGGCAGTTGAGCATATACTGGTATGTGAGTATGAAATCCTTTTATGTTTTGGGCATACTTCATATAAAAGGCTGGTTGCATTTCCATCCACTTACGAGGACGTGTACCAAGAATCCAATCATACATATCTAGTTCAACAGACCCCTCAGATAATGCTTTCATCATCTTAAAATCTACCATACAAGAACCATATACTTCTTCTTTGTCTAGTGCTATAGGAGGCATATTGCATACTAGTAATAGACCTTTGGTGCCGCGCTCGAACATAGACGCATTGTCACCGTTCCCTAAAACATTTACTCTCATTTTATTCCTCGTACTTCTTGGCGTGACCTTCTGATATCATCAGTAGGTTTAGATTAATTGTTTCATTGACTATAATAACCCCTAATATACGACCAAACTTACCTTTGTCATCTTTCTGGGTTTGTAGTTGAACTATGGTTCCTTCCGGTGCATATCCCTCAGCGAACCGCTTGGCCTCTTTACCAAGTGCTTTTTCGGTAAGGTCTCGAGTGCGAGACTCAGGAGCATCAATACCCCATAAACGAATGCGCTGGTTATGATAAATAATACCGAACCCAAGGTCAATGTCAACATCAACAGTATCGCCATCAACCCATCTTCTAATCGTCGCCTGATACACATAATAAGGTGTCCTTTTACTTATCACCGAATAGCACCCCGTGATTTTTCGATTGCGCGAGAACCGAACCAGAATGAAATTATAGCAGCGAAGATGGCCTTGGTGTCATCATCCCAAAGTATAGTAATCGCATCACTAAAATCAACACCGCTTTTTAACGCATCTATCAGTAATGTGATTTCTATTGTAGCGAACAACACAAAGAACGAATACGTGATAACAGGTCTTACGGATTTTTGTAAACCCGCAATGAATCCAGTCCCACTCGATATTGTAGTGTCATGCGCCAATAGTGCTTTTTGTTCTTCGTGTAGTCCCATCTCTTGGAACTTTTTGATTTCGTGGTCGTATCCGGCAGCGGTAAGTTCTGCCATCTTCTCCATCTTTTTTAATTCAAATTCTTGATTACGTTTTGATTTGAAATGGTCTGTTATCGCAGGAACAACCGCAGTCGAAAACCCAAGAATAGAACCAATAAGTCCGCTTAACATAATACTTTACTCTCTCTGCTAGTTATACCAGTAGTCTTTAACCCACTCCTGTGGCTCATATGTGCGCACGGGTGTGGTTACAGTCTCTGATAATGATTGTATAATACTTGGTCTCCCATGAAAACATATTATGGAAACATCTTCTATGTTATTGGGGTACACATCGTATTTATACGATTTTAATCTATTGGGGAACATATGTTGTAGTAGACTACGATTAGTTATCGCCTGGTTAAGGTATTCACCATCACCTCTATACTGACCAACCACGGTGTCTCTTTTCAAATAAAACTCTTTATAAACCCAATCCATCGAGTCCGAGTTCCATGCCATAACCCCACTCTGGAGTTTATCTTTCAGATATGGTTGACGTTGCGCACCTAGGTCTTCTATTCCCATGAACTTACCACTATATTCTAGCAACCAGTCTATGTTGCCTACAATCAAAGTATCTAGGTCTAGGTATACTATTCTACCATAGATATCCCCATCAAATAATTGTAATTTGTTCCACCAACCAGTAAGTCCGGGCTTCAAGAACTTAGTATCAACACCCTCTATATGCCTATCACTCAGGCATACAAATTTGTGACGCACTGTAGTATTTCTTTCTACACCGGCCTTCAGATTGTGAACGTACTCCTCAGAGAACTTGTCTCCCCAAAGAACGCAACATACGGTTACCATTAGTCAGCAATCAACTTAATATCGTCATAATCAATTACAGCGCACTGAACACCATCTAATTCTACTGCCATCGCTTTACCCCAATCAAAGTAGATTGTGCTACCCGCTGAGATAGTTTGGTGTTGTGCGACTTCAATGCTCATACCAACCACTGTTGCTGGTTTATGACCGGTAGGTTTCACACCTGATATAATTAAACCACTTGAAGTGGTGGTGTCTTGTTCTTTCTTTTCAGTAACTAATACGTTATTATGTAACACTTTCATCATTTTTCCAATTAATAAAAAAGGGGGTAAGATATTCACCCCACCCCCTAATTTATATGTTTACTAACTACACTTCTGTTATATTATAATCATCATCATAGTTATGCTTTGCCAGACAACCAGTGAGATTTTGTATAGTGGTAAATGTATCTTGCGCCTCTGCTGCCCACGGATAGTATTCCTCTAACCAATCGAAACGTTGTTTTGATAGATAAATGTCTGTGGTCATTGCGTGAATTGGCGCAGCTGCTATCAGTCGTCGCGCACCTTCAGGTGTTACGATATAAGCATGAGCCCCGGGAAAGTAAGGTTTTGATGTAAGTTGACCCCACCCAAATGATGGTGTATTGAATCTACCGTATGAAGGTTTTCCTATATTACCTACATATTTGGGGAGCGTCGTAGGAATATGTGTGGTAATTACTGCGTCATGTTCAAATATAATGAACGGTTCATCATGTCGAACACACATCTTCCATAATGAATAGTGTGAAAGGAATGCGGACAGAGAATTTTCCAGTCTTGAATATGCCCCCTCAAATCTTTTGATAGGAATTAATTCACTATCACATATACCCTGTATATCATCTCTGGGGGTTATTGCGTCAAACTTGACAACATCTACACCGAATTTTTTTGCGGACTGTATACATCTATCAGCGACCTGCTCGGACTTCTCATGGTCTTTAATGGTAATAACAAAAGCTTTCATATAATTCTCATGTAAAAAAGGCGAGTATTACCTCGCCCTTGGATATAACTAATCAGACTTTACAATGACGCGACGAACGCATCTACATGTTCCGCCTGTTCTGGAGTAATCCATTCAGCGTAAACATCAACTTTTTCTAAGTACGTTGAGTCTGGATTAGCACGTAGTTCGCGAATCTGTGACTTACTAACTACCTCATTGATGTAGTCTAAATTAGCAACAGCGTCTTTTACTACTTCGTCACCACACACCGCTTTAGGGGCAAGGTGGTCTATCAGTTTTGTAAGTACCTTTTGAGGTTCGTTTACTAAATCTTTATATTCGATAGTAAAATTGTATTTAATAGCGTTAGCAGATACTTCGAACTCTTTAATAAGACTATATCCCAAACTAGATGCGATGAATTCATCCCATGATAGGTCGGTACCAACTGTTTTCCAGATATTCACTAACACATCTTTATAATCACGCTTGACTCTAATTAAGTTGTATGTGGATAACACGCCTTGGTCTATACCTGAAATGATAGAGTGCAATGAATGAACATCTTCTACTGGAGCAAACCCTAAGTGAGTGCTATGTAACACATTCCATCCCAAGTCAGCTGCGTGGATGGCAGTATTAACACTGTCGTGTAAAGGTTTTTCTGCTAAACCTAAGTACTGTCCATATAAGTTTTGAAGTAAATCAGTTCCAGATTTGAAACTACCTACCGCAAAATTGTCGCCTAATACTTTTACGTATATCTTAGACATTTTTTAATTCCTCGTTAATTCTTTGAACGTTCAATGTAATTTCCCTCACCGCAATTATTACAATCTCTGGCCAGAGTTAAAACGGTTTTGGTTGATTGTATTTATAACTATTCTTTATTCGCGATAATCGTTAAGAGTGAAATTAGTACCGTGCATCTTCATTAAATCTCGCTCATGATTCGTATATACTAACACTTCTGGGTCATCTACTAAGAAGTCGCAACTCTTACAAAAGTCCGGATAGTCTCCGGTACGATGTTGTTCCCGAAGTTTCTCATACTCGTCGCCAAAGAATATATCTATGATATCATCTTTTGACGCATGACCTAACACAGCCTCTTCATCTCGACCTAACACTTGACAACAGGGGTGAACCGCACCAGTCTGTTTGTCAAGACCTCCCGCACGTATCACTACGTCAGGTGAAAATGGTCGACCGCATGTCTTTTTATTACCTTGACGTACACCGGTATCTGATATGTCTTGAACACCCGACCAATTATGCATCTTCCAGATTTCAGTCTTAACACCTAGTTCATCAACTAGCGTCTTGTACCTGTTCAATTCTTCTTCCATGTTGTCGTTGTCAGTAATCAAGTGATAAGTTGAAACCACACATTCTGATTCAGACTCCTTTACATACGCAACCATATCTTCGATGTTCTGTCGAATCTGTGCGTAGTGACCGCCTACCGCGTTATGCATCCACTTGGAGTAATCTTTTTCATCAGACCCAATGAATGAAAATCTATAGAAGTCAAGTCCGGCGTCGACACAATCGCGCATGTACTGACCAGTCATCTTGAATCCATTAGAGAAGATGAAACATTTCGCACCATACTTCTTTACTACCTTGATGTACTCCGGAAGATTCTTAGCCATAGTAGCCTCACCCGAACCATCTAAATTTACCACTCGTAAACCGTGTTTCGCGCAATCAGCGACATACTTCTCAAATTCATCGAGTTTCATGATACGACGGAAACTTTTATGTCTACCGCCTTCACGTAAGTCCTGTGGACACATTGAACATGAATAGTTACACCCGCCCGCAACTTCAATTACGGCACGGTCAATCTGAAATGTTTCTCTTGTCATTTCCATAATATTTATCAAACCCCTTTTCGTATTTAACTGATTTTGCCTTTGTATGACCTAACAACACATCTATGTTATCTAACCACCACCAGACATTTTTATCTTTATATTCGTGCTGAGAATGTAACCTAAGCGCATTAGGTGTATGATATTTAGTCACCCCCTCTGAACTCACTACACCAAGTGGTCGGGCGAAGTTTTTAGCAAGATAATGCCAAATACCATCGTAACATAATACCAACCTCGCTGTAGAGATGAGGTACATCGCTTCAGATACCGGAGTCCTGTATGATATCTCATGACATTCAAACCCCTTGTCCCGTAACAATTGTATTGCGATGTCCCAATCTTCTTTAGTGAATAACCTTTTCCAAGTACGCGGTTTTTCAGCATTCCAAGTTGGTCTCCAGAAAACTAGACGATTTGGTACAGTTTCCCGCATGGCGTCTTTGCGCATAATCCAATTGTTTTCAGGAATTTTACCACCATCTTCATCGGTGTATTTTCCTGACTGAAACCAAAACCTGGCCTTTTGCCTCTGTATTGCTGCCACTCGACGCTCACCGTTTTTTTCCAAAACAACATCATCGGAGTACTTCCAATCACTATATCTACCTTTAGCATTATATACATGATGTACTTCAACACGTTCTTTGTCGTGATAAAAACTGTGGATGTATTCTAGTCGCTCAATAATAGTTTCTGGGTCTTCGAAGTGATGATAATAGTCTTCATCGTGTTCCCAATGAAACTCTAAGTTAATCTTTCTAATATTGTGGTCAGCGGCATATCGGTGACACGAATTGAGTGCCCACATAAAATCACCGACGCCAGGCGTTCCTCTCCAAGTTACTAACTCTGAAGGATTCATTTACTTTTCTACTTTTTTAATATTACGAGCAGAACCAGTAGATGTATATAATCCGAACCATGCCGCACCGGCACCTACAACAACAGAGATAAGACCCGCCTGGGCTGGGTTAGGGTCAGATATAGTCATAAACCAATGTACCGTTTCTAATAGAAGATACATATACACACCTATAAACATACGGGGGAATATACGGTATGCGTCTAACACATCGGAAAATTCTAGGAGAGCCTGAAAACGACTCTCCTTACTTTCTTTATTCGTAGTATCAAATTCTACTTCTAATTCAATCTTTTTGCGAATTACTTCTTCAGCCATTAGAATACCTTAACACCATATTTTTGTTCCCATAACTCAGCGTCATGTTCATCGTTGACCATAGGTCGGCCTCGGATATTTAATGATGTATTTAGTAACATCGGAACTCCAGTTCTCTTATAGTATTCCTCGATGATTTTGCGGAATACTGACTCACAATCTTTCTTAACAATTTGAACTCGAGCAGTACCGTCGACATGAGTAACTGAACTGTATGGGTGTAACGCCTTTGACGTAAACTGCATATGTTCATTCATAGGCCCTTCAAAGAATTCGTGCGCATGTTCTTCTAATATAGCAGGAGCAAATGGTCGATATTTTTGTCTACGTTTGATACCATTCACGGTATCCTTTACATCAAAACGTACATCAGCAATCAACGAACGATTACCTAGAGCACGTGGCCCAAACTCTGCTTTACCGTTAGCGATACCACAGACCTTATGTTCCATTAAATGGTCAACAACTTCATTAACATCTATTTCCCGTTTAATATCATACCCACAATATGGTGACCAGTCAAGTTTATCTTTACCAGTCGCCTTTGCCCAAGACCTTGCTGCTGTACCTAAACCAGAACCAGCATCAGTAGGTGAACAAGCAATATGAACTTCATCAAACAATTCAAACAAACGTGAATTGATTACAACGTTCTGAGCACAACCTCCAGAATAACATAACTTCTTACCATACTTGGCAGCTTCGGTCATTATCTGCATAATGGCATAATCTGCGAAGTCTTGTACCGCACGTGCGGCAACTTTATCTTCTACTGCCTTTACTTTCGCCCGTAATTTTTCACGGAAGTGTAGTCGGTCTCTTTCACGTTTAGATACACTCATATCACCGATAGGAATACCTTCTGCTAACTCAGGCGCCTCATCTTCTAAATCATCCCACCAAGCAATTAACCAATCAGTGATTTCTTTAGATTCCGGTGACGTATCATGATAGGCAGATAATCCCATCACAACATATTCATCCTCAAGTGGGCGTAACCCTAGGAACTTTGTTACGGTTGTATACACAAGACCGACTGACTTTGGATATTGCCATTCTTTAATAAGATTGAATTCACTATCCATAATGGTCGCGCACTGAATCTCACCAACACCATCTATTGACACTAATACCGTATCTTCTTTATCATCCCAAGGACGAGTATAGAAAGCGGCTGCGCAATGAGATTCGTGGTGTGAGTGATGTACATCATATGTTACTGCGTTTGGTACCACCATCCGTTTAAAAGTTTCTTCTGCGGTATCAGGTCGTTTTTCTAAGTGCTTTGTAGAACCCGTTACTCCATCGCCACCCCGCATATCAAACTTAACCGTGTGGTCTTCGTAAAAAGAAACGTGGTCGGTATCAGAAGTCATATCCCATAAAATTTCGGGAAGTTCTTCATCGTTTTTCTTCTTTGTGTATCGCTCGCCATGAGTGGCAAAGTCGAGTTTTCCAGATTCGTCTATAATAGCAAATCCTGCGTCGTGATAATGTTCACTAAATCCAACGTATTTCATCATTCACCTGTAGATGTTTAATGGTTAAAATAATTATGTGAAACTATTTATACCGCCCATAAAAAAGACGCTCCTAAGAGCGCCAAGGGGGGAAAGGGGGGTATTAAATTAGTGGTTGTCCGTTAATACTAATTCGGATATTGGTGGGGTCACCATACATATAAGTTGTAGGTTCTTCATCAAAATCATCTTTCTCAACATCTAGATAGTAGTTAATAACTCGTAACATCGACCGAGCCAATAAAGGGCATTCGGCGTGTTTATGTTGCGTGACTAGATCTCTAATTACCACATCGTTAATCTGGTCGTCAGTTAGTTCAATGTTCATAGGTATTCCTTATTGAGTAATAATTTCATAAATTTCTTTCCAGTTCTGTACACGTATTGCGTTCCCTGCGTAATCAGCGTTGTGTTCATGCGCCATCAATATACTTTTAAGACCGACTTTAAATCCAACATCCGCATTTTCTGGTTTATCTTCAACCCAATAACAATTAGTACCCATATATTCCAACAGCACTTCATCTTTATCCGCACCAGTATCAAGGTACGTGTATTTCTCAAACACAGTAGGCCCGAATAATTCAATAAGGTTTTTAGTGCGCAAGTGTTGAGAATAGTTGTCGTTACTTAAACTGGTAATCGCATGGAATATATAGCCGTGGTCTTCGTGTAATTTCTTAACATACTTAATAGCATCAAACAACGGTGGTATCTTACGAATCGTGGCAGACTCGTTAAACATACGAACTAACATTCGTGACGTTGATTTATCAATGTTATAACGCACCGCGATGTCATATACTTTACTGTTGACCAGTGTAAACCCATGACGTTCCATCCATTGATTGAATGCGTAGACCCAATCTAATAAAACACCGTCACAATCTACTAATATCACTTTTTCTTTCATCATATAAAAAATCTCTCTATTTCGTTAAAATACGCAGGTATTATATAACAATTTAGAGAGACTGTCAAGGGCTTATTTTAAAAATATGTTATTTATTTCAGCTGCGTCTTATAACGTTTATCGTTCCAGTGTTTAACCATATCCAGTTTCCAGTCACCGCCTGTGTAGTGACAGAATTTCGCGTTATCGAAGAACTCTTGTTCAGTTGCGTAATGTGGACTGTCGTTCCAAGTAGTATCAATAGTTTCAACATCAAAGTCATGTTTCATAAACTGTGCTGAGATATACGGTTGGTCGTTCATTATCGACATATGGAAGTCTCCAGTATAACACCAGTCTTCCCATTTGTCAAACATTTCTCGAGCTCTGAGACGTGCTTCTTTAGTCCATAAGACAACACCAGTATTCATAACCATTATCTTAGACGGACGGTTAGGCGGCATTACAGGGACGATAGGACAGCCATGCATCTCGAACTTACGACAGAAGTTCATATACACATTTTTATCACCATCCCAAGAATTATATCCACCACCGTTAGCTGTCACGAAGTCGGATTCAAGTACACCATATACCTCGGCACCACTCTGAACATGGTCAAAGATATTATCTTCTGTATTTACTACAATGTCTGTGTCAACGAATAATAGATTATCATATTCATCGAACATTGGGTCTAACCATACTCGAGCACATTCATGTAGTAAAGAAATATTACATCCATGACCTTTAGTCGTCACGCGTTCATCCCAATATAAGTGGTCTGCCCCAATCTTATCAGCATACTGTTTAAATGATTCACGAGATATCTTTGCGCATTCCTGATATAAGTCCGCGCGTTTCCATTCACCAATGTCACCACGACTATTAACTTCATCAGTGTTCGTGGTAATCATATATTGTACTATAATATTTTTAGACATTCTCTAATCTTTCCATTAATCGTTCTGCGCGATTCGTTACTTGTTTATACCAACGGGAATCGCGACCTTCGATGGCAGCGGTTTTCCAGTCACCATTATTAATTGCGGCATTCATCTTCTTAAACTTAGATAATCTAGGGCGTCCCATATTAAACATCATGTTAACCAAGATTTGTTGGACTTCGTCTGGTAGACAAGAGAACCCGTCTCCGTATAGTACAGTACATTCGGAGATTGCGGTATCGAGGTCTTGGTCGAATGCCTCCGCAACTCTTTCTGGGGAAACTTGTGTTCCGACCTTAGTGCCGAACTCGCCGTCACTTTCCTTGATAAGGTGACCCACACCGAACGTAGGATAGTTGAGATGGTCGAGGTAAACCTCATATACAACTCCCTCATCAATCTTCAGTTGTTCAAATACTTTTTCGCGATTCATTGGTTTATTTTTCTTCTTTAATGAAGACACCATCGACCATTTTTCCTTTACGGTCTTTGATATCATCGTACGCCACAGCCAAACACTCCTCAAGGGTAACTCCATTTCGTTCTGCGATATTAATCAACACAACCATAATATCACCGATGTCGTCTTTAATATCCTGTTGTTTACATATATTGTCTGACAATTCACCGCATTCTTGGATGAGTTTCATGAACTGGTCTTTATCATTCGCCCCGTCAATTAGGTTACGGTCGTGGTGCCATTGTACGGTCTTTCCAATTAATTCATTAATTAACATTATATTTCCATTATTAAGTTTTGATAGTATTTGCTTTACCCGCACCTTTTTTGATATTTCCTAGATGCTCCTGCCAATCCTTACCCGCAATAGTGAGAGCAGATTTGGTTCCGGAAACTAGGCCTGGTGCTGAGTCTGAGGGATAGTAGCGTTCCCAACTCGGATTGTCTTTACGCCAATCGTCATATTGAGAAATCCGGAGATACACGATTTGCGTCTCTCCGGTTTCGTTGTGCTTGAAATCATACTGTGGCATTATATAAACATCCTAAATTTTAATCATTCATTACGACAAGAATCTCACTCATACGTTCTTGAAGAGATGCATCACCTCCTTATCAGTAAGTTATAAACCCTATGTGTTTCCCTGCCTTGTTCGTTGTTCGCGAACAGAGTACACGTTCTGATAGTGAATTTTGCTGTCGTTCATGTACGACATATAACTGCTTCTCTAAGTTTGACATATGATATTCCTTATTTAAGTTTAAGTAAGTAAAAAACGAATCATGATTTGATTAGATTAGGATAGGCCTCCTGTATGAGTTTTTTGGTGATGTAACGACACGGTGGTTTCTTTGCCACCATCTTTAGTACGTACTCGGCGTCTGTGGGGTGCACAGATTCCAGTAGTTGTACGAATTTGTTTTCACGTTTGAATGAGGGTAGACTATCTCCCCGACCACCTTTAATAAACGTGCCGAACTCTCGATGTCGTTTCAAGAGAGTTGAAGGTACTGATTCTGGTTTGGATTCAGTAAATGGTGGTTTACCTTCGGGTAGATTGAATACGAGTGAGTCATCGAAGGTTCCGCGTAAAATATCTAGGAACGCCCAATGCTCTGAATATTTTTTCAAAACATCTAGTCGACTATTACGGTCGGTTGCTTTCTTGTATTCTTCAAATACCTCAAACACTTCTTTTTTGATTTGATGTGCCATAATTTATACCTTGCTTATTGGATAACACTTATATGTTTTTTTCTGAATAATTATATACTCACCGTCTACACATTCGAGTAGAAATTTCAGTAGTGTATATTCGTACTGTTTGACAAGAAGAGTCTGATTTGCTATAGCAATCTCTTTTTCTCCTACCAATACTATATATTCATCTATTATCATCGCTATTAGTACTATCCAAAATAATGAACATACCGATACTAATAGTAATGTGTTTCTGATTGTGTTTAACATTATAGGCACCTCTCATATTTTATTTATACACGAGAGGTATTCTATTAATATCCGCCTTTATTAAACCATCCATTACCTTTGAGTTGAAAACCACCACTCTGAGTAATTACTTTAACTTGATTGGTATCTTCATCACAGACGACACACCGGAGTTCCATCTCCCGTTCGGTCTCACTCATACTCATGCGGATGTCTGTGACAACATCGCATTTCTCACACTTGTAACTATAAGTTGGCATTACGCGTCGCCTTATCCCATTCTTCAGGAGTCACATCATTGAGTCTACGGTCAGAGGTATTTCTAGATCGAAGAGCCTCCTTCTCATAGGAGTAATACTCACCAAGACTATCTTCGTATGCACGCCATAGTCTCTCAAATTTTACTGAGTATAATTCCCTAACACCCAACATCAGATTCATAATCTTGTCAGCGTGTTCGGCCTTCATACCAATAAAGAACTCATCGTCACCGAAATATTTGAATAGTACGTCAATATCATCTACCACTCTCCAACAGTCCATGATTTCTGTTTCTACTTCTTGCATTTTATTCATCATCATCCCTTTCATTTTTAATTTTATTACCATAATAATCATGAGTACCATTACGATAGTTTCGTTTGCGGTCTTCTAATATTTGACTAGATACGTATACCGCGTAGATTAAAAACATAACTAGTATAATAGCACATATTGTTTGAATTATCTCAATCACAATATAATCTCCTAATGCTTTAGTTCAGGTAGGTTTTCTGCCACACAACTCGACACTTCATCGCGCACCATATAATCATAGTCCGAACCAGAACATTCCATAGCGATTTTACGGGCATCTTCATGAGATTCTGCTCCTAATACGTATGTCTGACAAAAAGCATTATAGTCATTATCCCATTCTTCTACTGTAAAGTATTTAATTTCACTCATAATAATTTACTCGGTAAGTAATTGAGCAGCGGTCTTATTACCATACTGCTCTGGATTAAACTGCTGAAGTGCATATGCGCGTTCAAATTCTTCGGGGAAGTAGATGATAGCCAGACCCATGACTTCTTCATGCGTAAGTCCTACCGCGGCAGTTGTAAATTCTTCTAGTGCCAAACCAAAATTACTCATTTTACTCATATTATAATCCTCTCAAGTTGGTATTGTAAAAATCTTCATCGACACAATAGTGTCTACCCCTGTCCTTATTAACAATAGGAGCAGACATTTTATCGACATAAAACATAATTACGTAATATAAATCAAATATCATCTATTAAATCCCACATATCCACCGTTTCAATCCTACTTACTGCTATGTCAAAATATTCTTTATCTAGTTCAATCCCGATAAATTCTCTATCTAGGTTTTTACATGCTACACCTGTAGTGCCACTACCCATTGTAAAATCTAAGACCTTTTCTCCCGCGTTGGTGTAGGTCTTAATAAGGTATTCCATAAGCGCAACTGGTTTTTGTGTTGGATGTAATCCTCTATCCACCCTTGAGCTAAAATCTAACGAACGCCCTGTTGTTGGATTTTTATCTGTGTAGATCTTTCCTGAAGCATTGCACGAACCGCGCAAAGGTATTGCCCCAAAATCGCGAGTATTCTTACCTGCCTTTATTGGTTGGTCTCGCAACGTTTTGATAGGGTAATAGTTCGGCATTTTTCCATTGATACTAAAAACACAAACATCCTCATGGTCTTTTAGTGGTTGCCTTTTAGCTTGAACAAAATTACCTGCAAAATGCTTATTCCAAACCCAATTGTAACAGTATCCTTTCATATTTGAACTTATTAGCTCTGTGGTGAATGGTTGTGATGCGGTCATCACTATTGCGCCATTGGGCTTAATAATACGATTCAACTGTTCCCACATTTGCTCGAGTGGAATGACTGAATCCCATTTACAGGCTGTTGTACCATAAGGTGGATCGGTCAATATCATATCAACCGAACCGTCTGGGATGTCTCTCATCGCTTCGAGACAATCCCCATTAATTAGTGTTGTCGAGTTACTCACTATGCTACCGCCATTTCAACCGCAAGTTCCGCAGCTTTCTTTTTCTTGACTTGGTTGGCACCAAACCACGCAGAAGTCATTCGACCATCGGCAGTACGACCCAACTGGTGGTCAGTTAAGTAGGTAACAGAGTTGAATGCCTGCCACCATGAACCACGACCGTACTCAGCGCCTGGCTGGGTTTCTAACAACTCAAACGCCTTCTTCGCATTTGGAGCAAGGTCATTGTAAGTCTTAACTTCAGCCGCAGGAGACTGTGAAGGGAATAGAGAGTTATAGTACTGAATCAGAGTATCAGTAGTGAACTGTCGTTTTGATAACAACTCTGCCATTACTTTGTATTGGTCAAACTTCTCGTGGGCAAGACCCATAGTGACTTTAACCTGTTCAGCATCGAATGCCTTACGGTGGTTAATCTTAGTTGAGTTGACCGAAGTACCCTTCAGAGCAAGAGCGAGACTGTTCATACAGGTCACTCGAACCGGAGTGAATCGAACGTCAATTGACTTACCGTACTCATGTGGGTTAGAGAATAGAAGGTAGGAATCAACTTGGTCACCGCCAAGGATGTCGAACGACTCTTTGACCTTAGCCATTGCGTAGACCATCTTACCGTCTTTCAGAGAACCAGCAGAACTCATTTCCATATCACCGGCAGAGCAGTAATCATTGAAGAATTCGAATGCCTGTTCGTTTTGAACTGGATTCCAGTTACCACCAACCTGAGTCAGTACTTTAGAGTCAGTAGAGCGGACGAGTGCCTCCATACCAGTGGCAATTTGCTCACCGTTATGGTTTACGAATGATGGGATTTTCTCAACTGTCCAGTCGACGCCTGCTTTCTGCATCATCTGGATAGGGGTTAGGTCGTTGGATACCTCGGTACCAATACCCCAAGGACATTTACCAACAGTAGCAGAAGTTTCAATTTGTAATATGTTATTCATAATATAATCCTTAATTAAAAAGTTTTTTCATTTCAGAGAAGATTTTGTTGTAGGCATTGATTTCATAACACCAGTCATCGTAGAAGTCGTCTTGGTCTTGAAGTGACAACAAACGTTCTTTCATTTTAGACATAGAATCTAGTAAGTTGCCATTACCACCCATAACTATACGTTTAGCTTGTTCGAACGGCATATCTTCACGGTTATAATCATCAATATAAAACATAATATTCTCTCTCAACTCAATTTATACCGCTAGTGTATCACATGTTTTCATTACTTGTCAACACTTATTTTCAAAATTAATTAAACTTTTTGAACTCCATCATTTCGAGTTCGACATTATAGTGGTTGTAAGCCTTCTCATATAAGTCATATATTCTATTACGTTTTTCACGATTCAATACTAAAGTCGCACCAATGCGTCTTGCTTTTAAGTAGGCGATACGATTTTCACAAGTACGTAGGATGTTAACCTCGAACTCTAATTGTTCATTTTCTAATTCACCGCAATACACACGGTTTAGGAAACCGACGAAAATTTGTTCATGTCTATCAATCATCATAATGTATTCTCTCTCAATCAATTAGGTAGCTATTATACTTCTTTCGAAAACAAAAGTCAAGGCTTATTTCTCAAATGTAACTCTGTGGTTCCAAGGTAACTCTTGTCCGACTTGAACCTCGTACCAATAATTTTTCTGAAGGAATTCTAACTCTTCTTCATTCATCTCTACTTCGAAGTAATGTCTAACAAGTCC